AGCTCGTAGGGACCAGATTACTATCAGAAAATGATCCGATCATGAGACGGAGAGTAAATCCGGAGGCGGCCGCCGCGTGGAGCTGGAGAGATAAATAAAGCTCGACCACTTCTCCGAAATGAGGCCGAGTGAATCTGAGCTGGGTTACTCGCGATACTGATCCGAGGGCCCCGTTTAAATAATTGAGATCATACTCATCGAATGGGAGAGCCTCGAATGGGATCGCTTTATTCCGGGTTGCTTTATCGCCTATAATCATAGGCTCATTATATATCGGGATTATTTATTATTGGTTTATATACCCGCAATAAATGTCCATCCGTCGATATATACGAATCCAGTTCCACCACTTACTAGGTTGAGTACGCCGGCTGTCGTTACCTGGAAATTTCCTATACCTGTATCTGTGCTAGCTGGGAATCCGATCGTTCCATTCACGGGACGATATCCAGAGGGTAGTGTAGCGATAGAACCACTAGAGCCCGATACTCTTTTTACTAGACCGTGTAAGTGGACTATACCCATCGAATCCTTATAGTAACATCCTGTTTTGAATCCACCGCCGTAATCTGTCCACCCAGAATTAAACGATAAAGCCGTCGGCGATGGTTGGGCGGCCATCTCGGCACTACCAACGATTCCACTAGCTAAGTGTCTGTTCAGAATTGCGTTGTCAGATATTCCGGTTCCGTCCGCGAGGGCGTAGTCGTTATCCCATAAATACTGCCACTTTGTCGCGCTAGGTTGCTCTCCGAATGTGAACGTCTGGCCGGCGTGAAAACTCATAATTTGATCTCCTCGAGTTTAAATCCGTCGTACTCCATGACTCCATTAATGAAATCATAGCCCTGGACCTTGCCGGATTTGGTTATCGCCGCGAATATTTCTTCCAGTCCCTCGCGAGTTGGAGGGAGTGCCGGATTACCCGATTTCTCGAATGTAGGCTGTTCCTCCGGAGCTTGGATACTCCAGTTTCCACAATAGCACTTAAAGCCTTTTCGGCCATCGAAACGATCGCGAGAGGTTTCGATTCCTGAGACTATCTGGCCGTCCTTATGCGCGACGGGTTCATCGACACATCGACCCTTTAGATCGATATACCCGATTAAAACGCCCTTTTTATGAGCGTTTCGATTTTCCCCTGGTAATTTTTGGGGGTTTTGACAGTAAACGGCGATCGAGAACTTTCCGGAGGCGATAGCCCCGTAAGTCTCCCGGAGTTTTGGATCTGGGATATTTTGGATCATTCCGTTTATGAGTGAGTTCTGTACTGTCATTATGGCCCTATTTTATCACTTCCGCCGATAGTTGAGATACCGATTCGGAAATATATATTAATTGTTCGCTTTGACGTCCGGATCGTTTGACGGAATCCGCTTGTATTTATTGTACTCGAGATCCGCGTTACGAAATAGTCATCGGTATTATCCGGCTCGTCCCAGGTTATGACATCGGAGATCTGGAGCTGAGGGACCGCTTTTACGAGGAGATCATACTGATCGTCGTCCTGGCCCCGGTCCTCTGTGATGATACGGCCGATCGTCGTCGCCGCCGTCGAGTCCTGGATATAGTTATTTTTGATCTCTTTTACGTTTTCCTCGTATCCATCTCGAGATCCGACAGACGCCGCGTCCTCGACGCGAACATAGATATCATTCTGGACCTTAGCCGGCGTCGCGAAAATTTCGAGCTGAGTAAGGAATACCGAAACATCGGCCGTATTCTCGAACGTCAGTTTTGCGCTTGTGGAGAATAGGTCGGAGCTCGTCAGAGAGACGTCAGTATTTCGAGCCGCGCCGGAGCCGTCCTCGAATTCGTTCGTAGCATATAGAGAGGTCGAGGCGGATCCTATATATACCGGATCGTCCATCGTCGTTACCGGGAGCGCGCCGTAATCGTCTCGGAAATCCGGGAAAACATCGATCGATGAATTAGCCGGGATCTCGATCGCTCCGCTCGACTCCCACAGTTTCTGTTTCGCCATAACGGCCCGCGCCTGGGAATATACTTCGACGACGTTTATAATCTCGGACGCGCTGGCGGCTTTTCGCTCGAGGGTATTCTGTTTATTGAACGTCCAGGAGCTCGTATTATCGCTCCAGTTTTGGCGGTTCTGGAATGTGGCGCGGCCGGATTCGGACATGGAAATATTACCGAGTTCGGCCTCGGCAATCTCGGCGAGAGCGTCCCCGCGCTTGGATCCTTTCGCGAAATAAGCGAACGGAATAATTACAGATCCAGTATCGAGATCCATCTGAGCCGTAGTAACTCCGGCTCCCTCGAGTAGGGCCTGGATGATCTCGTCGGTCCTCATATCGATATACATGAGTTCCTCGTCGAGCGGCTGATCCATCATGAATTTAAGGAAATCGATACAGGTAAATTTCGCGGTTTTATTTTTTTCGTTGATCTCAGGTTTCCCGTCAGTCATCCCTATAAACTGAGGAATCGTCTCTCCGCCGAATCCGGCATTAATACGGATCGGCCGTTTCGGGAGAATGGATCCATATAGCGGGCTCGCGGTATTGCTGGGCGTAAACAGATCATCATGATTATCGAGTATGAGAGAGGCCGTCGCGAGCGTGATCGCCGACGTTGGCGGTTCCGCCTCCCGTTCCCATTCGATCGATAGTACGCGGTCCGAATAATCCTCATAAACGTATTTATCCCATTCCTGGATCGTGTTCGATGTTCCCTTGAGGATATCGTCGCCGCCGATCGTAGAGGTCCCGATCGTAAAGAAATCGATCCCGGCGTCATACGTCTTATTAAAAGCCATCAGGACCCGGAACGAGATCGGCCGCATAGGGCCATCGGTAAGCTGAGTAAATCGACTAGATACTGTCTGCATATTCCGGCTCCAGAGTGATTACGACCCCATCCGCGACGGATCGATTCCACTTGAGAGCCGTCTCATCCGGTAGGCTGAGAAATACCGATAAATCGGATAGGCCGAGATCCGCGTCCGTAAGCTTTAGAAATTCGGTATTTGTGATCTGATCGTTAAATATCGTTTTCAGTTCCTCGAATTGCTCGCGAGTGATCTCCGGAAATGTTACGCGCAGGGGACTACGGGTATTAAAGAAATCGACGTACAAGTTTCCGCCGAGTGGATAGTTTTTCGCCATGTTTTGCTTGAACCCCAGTCCGAGGCCGCCGACGGCGTAATTTGGGAGGGTTACTGATCGGGTCGAGGATTCTAGTATCATGCTCATATTCTTATATTATCCCAGTACCGGCTTTTTGCCATTAGCGACTCGACGACGATCGAGGGTTTTGAGAGCCCCCTCCATGATATCCGCGAGCTCAGTATCTGATCGGGCGATAATCATAGGAGCGTCGATTCTCATTACCGATTCGCCACCACCAGATCCGCCGGCTCCCATTTGAGCGGCCACTTCGCCGATCTTGGAGAGCGGGATTACTGCCTCAGGCTCGTTACCCTCTCCGATGACTGCCATAGTGGCGCGGTCCACGATACCACCCTGGGCGAGCATAGGGAGTTTAGGAACGCCGATCTCTTTACCGCCGATCCCAGGAATCCAGTCCGGAGCTTTCCATTTGAGATTTCCGATCGAGTTATTCCAGAATCCGGCGATCGCATTGAACGCGGTTTTAAATGGTCCGGAGATGATTCCGACGACGTTATTAAACGTACCCCGGATCCCATCGATGACGCCGCCGAACCATGAGCCGATCCCGGAGAATACACCCTTTACCCAGTTCCAGGCCGCCTCGAATGGCCCCTTTACGGCGTTGAATATAGTCGAGAAGATCGCGGTCCAGATACCGATAACGAATCGGAAATATGCGGATATTGCCTCGAATACGAACATCGCCGCGCCCTTGATCCAGTCCCAGACGGCCCCGATTACCGCGCCGAATGCTTTAAAGATCGCGGTCCAGATAATCAGGTTTATTACCACCAGGGCTCCGATAATCGCGAATAGAATCTGGGCGGCGAATTTGATCGCGTCGAATATTGGGAGGACGACCCCCTTTATGGAGTTCCAGATACCGATAAAGAAATCTCCGACGGCTTGGAGGCCTGTCATGATTGCGGACCATACTCCGGTCGCTATTCCGACGAGCCAGTTCCAGAATCCCTCCATCCACATTTTGAGCGTATCCCAGTTCGTGATAATCAGATAGGCGAGGCCGGCAATTAATAGAATGATAGCGACTACGGCCAGGACCACAGGATTAGCCGCCAGGAACGCGAACGCGGCCCCTACGGCTCGAATACCATTCGCCAGGAGCCCGATACCTATCAGGAGCGGTCCGATCGCCGCTACGATCCCCATAACGACGAGTATCGTCTGCTGGACCTTTGGATTCAGAGCCCCGAATTTATCGGCCCATTCGCCGATTTTATCCATTACTTTTACGACTGTCGGAGCGATAACCTCGCCGGCTTTTTGGACGGCCGTTTCGATCGAGCCCATCATACGCTCGACGGCTCCGGCGGATCCGGCCATATTCTGATCGGCCATCTTTTGAGCCGCGCCCATATCGTTAGTCGCGGCCGTATATTTATCCAGGCCCTCGGCTCCGTTTTGCATGAGAATAGCGGCCGCTCGATAGGCGTCAGTTCCGAACATGGTCGTAAGTGCGTTCTGTTTCTGAGATTCCGATAGGCCGGCTAGTTTCGTCTGGAGTTGTTCGGCAATATCGCGGAGAGGGAGGAATTTACCGTTTGCGTCCGTAAACTTGAGGCCCAGTTTCTCCATCTGAGTAGCCGCCTCTTTCGTTTGAGGGACGAGATTCATGAGCATAGTCTTTAATGATGTACCCGCGTCGGATCCCTTTACGCCGGCGTTATCGAATGCGGCTAGGACGGCGACGGTATCCTGGAGGGAATATCCGGCCAGTTTCGCGCCCGGTCCGACTTGGGAGAGTGCCATACCGAGAGACTCGACGGAGGCGGTCGAGGCGTTCGCTCCACCCGCCAGGGCGGCCGCTACGGCTCCGGCCTGACTTGCCTCCATCTGGAACGTATTTAAAGCGTTGGAAATATACCCGGCGGCGTTTCCGAGTTGGATACCGCCGGCGGCGGCGAGAGTCATCGTAGCCTGGAGAGCTCCGGCCTTTATTTGAGCGGCTGTGAGTCCACCCTTAGCGAGCTCGAGCATAGCGTCGGCGGCCTCGGCGGCTGAGTAGGCGGTTTCCGCGCCCATCTTCATAGCGAGATCTTTGAGCTCGGCCATCGATTCCTTAGGCTCATTCGTAGCGGCGGAGACTTGATTCATGGTCCGCTCGAAATCGGCGGCCGACTTGAACGCGGCGACACCGAATCCGACGATCGGAGTCGTCAGGGCTAGGGACATCGTTTTTCCGGTAGAAACGGCCTTATCGCCGAATTGACCGACTTTATCGGTTACGGACTGGACCTGTTTAGCGGCCCCCTGGACCTGAGAAACGACGGCGGCGAATCCCTCCGCCTTACCCTTGAATGTTACGAAAATATCGCCTAGATTAAACGCCATGTTTTCCCTTTTAATCTAGCCGCGAATTCTACTATTATGATATCACTTGACGGCGATCTTTGATCCCTTAGTATTTCCGAGAGCCTTTTTAAGCTGATCGAGCCCCTTGCGATCGAGCTCCGGTTTCTCGTCATAGATCCCGCGATAGTAATTCCTCTGGGCCATAAGCTGATCGACGAATGCGCGCTGTTCGGCCGGTTCTGATATGTGGGGATTCGATACGATCCGGAGCTGGCGGAGTGTTTCCTCGGCCTGGCGCGCCAGGATCAGATCCTGGAACATGACGAGATCCTCCGGGTATACGGAGTAATAGATGTAATCTTTCGTCCAGTGATACTCGGAGGCGAGGAGATCGACGGCGTTATATAGCCATTCGTCTATTGTTTGGGTGCGGCGGGTTCCGGAGTCGTCGTCGCTGAGTTCTCGGCCGCTCTCCGGCCCATGATTTTTTTTATTGAGGCGACGATCCTCTCGTAATCATTGAGCTCGAGCGCGGCCTGGACCACCTCGATAGCGTCGGCGAGCTCGAAATCTGGATTATTGAAAAAGTCCTGATCCTTGTCGGTAACGACTACCAGGAGATTTATAAAGTCGGGGAATCCGTTCGCGAGGATTTCCGGTAACTCCTCGAATAAGACGGCCATATCCTGTACATCTTTTCCCGATTTGAACAGTTGGGCCAGTTCTCCGGGGAGTGATCGCAACGCGCGTATAAATTCCGCGTAATCTTTGAGAGCTAGTTTTTTGACCTGGACCGTTCCGGCCCCAGTCTCGATATCTTTAAAATGTAATTTCTGTTCTGACATAAAATGACTCCTCCCGGGGCTCATACGTCCCTCTATGGGATTAAATTAATTAGCTTGTAGAGTCGCCGATTAAGCCGAGGAACGAACCGTCCGCCTTGCTTTCATCGACCATTCCATCGAATGTCGTTTCGATGATACGCTCGCCGTCGTTTTTAAACGGTAAGGTTACTTCGCCGCTCGAGTGCGCTTTGAAAATCGCGACGTCATCGCTGAGGTCGTTATCTTCATTCGCTACTGGGTGCAATACAAGCAATCCCGCGAGGGTGCTAGATCGTTGGCCCGCGTACTTACCGAGAGTCAGGCTTTCGCCATCTTCCGTTCCGTGAGTAAGTCCCGCCTTGAGCTGTACCAGAGTCGATTCCGCGAGAGGTACTTTCGCGCTCAGTTTTTCCCCGATTAGCCACCTTTCAGCGACGCCGGTATACTGATCGACTTTCGTCTCTTGGAACTCTGGGCTATAAGTAACTTCCACGCCGCCGATAGTATGACCGAGGTCTACACCTTTGAACGTAACGCGACATACGCCGAGTTTTACATTAAGTAAGTTTCCCATAGATTGAATGCTCCTACTTAGTTATTTTCTTCTGGATCGACCTTTTCCGTTTTGGGCGGAATACCATTACCGTAATTTTACCACAATCGGACCGCCTACAACGGAGCCGGATTCGGCCATCCCGGATATACAGATCGGCGAGCCATCCGTTACATGTCGCGCCGGTTTCGAGCACGTTCTGACAACGGATCTCCATAAACATTAATCCGTTTTCGTCTTTTTTCGGGACCAGGCCACCATCGGCCGCGTCGTGAGTATGTCTGGTAATTTGCATGATTAATCTTCCGGAGGTAGCGCGTGAAATTCGGCGACGAAATTAATAGAGAACTCGAATCGGCCCTGGGCGTCCTGGCCGAGTGGCCCGCCCTCTTGCTCGGCGTGGTTACGCATTACGCGCCAGGAGGGGAGTCGATAATCGATCATTCCATGTAATGACGTCCGGACGGCTGTCAGGAGTGCCGCCGCCTCCTCGTAGTCGGCCGATCGAGTAATTACTTGATAGCGGGGAAATGTGAGAGCGGGAATATCCCGGGCGGCCGTAAGCTGATCGCCTGGCAATCCGAAAAACGCGACGCAAGTATCAGGCTCGGCGGGTAGTTCTCCGACGAATACGTTACGGCCAGATTCATTATCGAACTCGAGCTCGGCGACTTCGCCGGCCATTTTGGACGCCATTTCATCTAAAAAACTACTCATCAGATACTCCTCTTTATTTCATTACTCATCATTAGCATAAACTTTTTGCGGAAAACATCGATATTATTCCGGACCGGATCCTCGAGATATTTACCTTTTCGGCCCTTTTGGAAATTATACTCCGGGTGCTCGTGGAGGCGCGCCGCATATTGAGAGTGGTATCCGATAACGATATCGCCGTTTACCTCCTCGACGGTCCCCGAGTTCTGGAGCGTTCCCTCGTCGTGAGGGACTTCGAGCTGTGAGAGCCTCAGGATCTCCATCCCGATATCCATAGACGCCTTATCGACGCCGCCCTCGATCGACTGCTGGAGCCCCTTTAGGTTTACGAGGACATTCCCCGCGTCTACTGAGGCGGTAATCATTACGAGCCCGCCTTATAGCTCCATAACTGGAGCATGAGCTCGTAATGGTGCGTCTGGCCGTTTTTGCCAGGAACGGGCTCGAGTTTCATTACTCGATACTGTTCGGCCTCATACGTTATACGAGACGACTTTTTTACGACTGTGGAGGGAGAGACGAAAACGATAGCGTCGATCGGCTCGCGCTCTTTTTCGGCGGTTACGATTACCTTATGCGTAAGCTGGACCCTGGCCTTAGCGGCGGTACTGGATCCGAACGCGTCGCGGCCTTGCTTATCCCGGGCCCCGGTTGGATTCTCGATCGCTATGTTTTGGCGGAGGAGGGAATTTAAACTCATAGCCTATACCATCCGGCCGAGTGAGTTCTTGATTCCTTTTAGGAATGCTCGAGCTTGCGGCGCGACCATTTTAATTAATGCTGTTTGAGATCCGCCGGCTCCATTCGCCCCGCCGCGTGAGTACGAATAATTTCCGATGGATTCCTGGGAGACGTCCGAATCGTTTCCGGTAAAATACTCGTCGCCGAGTTCCTGGATATATTGGACCTGAGCTATGACGGCCGACTGGACCGCGCGGGGAATTGATTTCAGGTACTGAGTATAGCCGGCGTCGTTCGATCGCTGGATGACGTCTTTTTGACGAGGGAATTTACCTAGCTGATAAATGCGGAAATAATCGCCGACGGCTAGGCCATCGATCGCGTCGCCCTCGTACTCGATTTCCTGAGTCAGTCGGACCGAACTTTTAATCGATCGGATTTCGCCGGCCGCGTCGCCGCTCAGTATCTCGACCACACATCGCGCGAAATAATTGTCGGCCGGACTTGCGAGATCGCTCCGGGAACTTGTATCGATAATCACGTTACCGGACAGGAGGCTAGTAACTTCGCCGTCATGTTCTGACGATACTTCGCGATCCTGGACGCCCACATAGGCGTCTATAATTTCCTCGGCTAGGGCGACCTGAGCGGCCGTCGCGTCGGCGGGGTATTGTGATTCCTTGATATAGTTTCGGAGTGTTGCCATAAGCTCATTATAGCGCAAAAAAGAAAAGACGAGTCATACATGATTTGACTCGTCTCTCCCACGTTTCCGGCGGCTAGGTTTTGCGGGTAATCATCCTGGCCTGGAGCCCCTCCGATTGCTCGGACCGTCGCTCGATTGCGATCGTATTCCGGGACATTTTTCCATCCACAATCCGACACTATCACGCGGCCGATCGATTGTCTATGAATGACTTCTCTCTTTTTCTTATCGATAAGTATATGGGGGTCCCCTCCCCTACTCCCCCGATTTCGCCTGAAAAAAAGTTTTAAGGTGTTATTTGCTTTTTTTGCAAAAAAATAGTGGGGTAGGGGAGCGAACAAAAACAGAACATAACAGGGGTGGGGAGATCGAACACGATTTTTACGAAAAATCCCCCGGGGGAGTGCCGGGGGAGTGGTATCGGGGGACTTTTCCCTATCGTTTTTCGGTATATTCTGGGGTTTTCTTTGATCCCAGTAATAAGCCTAGCTGAGGGAACTTCTGTTCCAGGAGGCGAACAATTAAATAGTACACCGCCGAGAATAATCCGGCTAGAAATGCGCTCAGTCCGGCGAGGGTTGCGGCGTCGAGCTCGATCCCCTTAGTCGCTAAAAAGCTCGCGATCGATCCGACGATTATCGGGACGATTGTTCGTACTACGCTAGTAAATAAATCACTCATATTATGATCTCCAGTTCTTAAATAATTTGTCTAAAAAGTCGGTTATCGCCTGGACGATTTTCTCCAGGGCCGACAGTCGGTTTTCGGTTTCAGTTGGTACGTCCGGCATAGGATCGACCGGATCCTCGGGATCTTCTGGGACCTCCGGATTCGCCGGCGTTCCTGGAGGACAAGCCTTAGGATCGAGCGTGAGATCGGACGACTTGATTCCGTTCGCGTTCTGCCATTTGCCGCCCTTGATTTCCTGGAACGAGTATTCGGTTAGCTGATAAGTAACTTCCGAGACGATCGTATGAGCCGAAATATTTTCGATAATATCGCCCGCCTGATACCAGACTTCCCGGCCGTCTTTCATGACCGGGCGGCCGTTCTCTAGGTCGATGAGCTGAGTAGCGCGGAGGACGTACATCGTTTTATTTTCGTCGTCGATGACGCTATCGGCCCAGGCCGGAGTCGTAGGCTTTGGAGGCTCGACTGGAGTCGGCGGCGTCCAGGGCGTGAGGGCTGTCTGTGATTCGAGGATACCATTCGGAGCGTTCGTATCGGTCGAGCTCTTAGTAATGAGATATCGCTTTCCGCCGACGTCTACATACGAGCCGATAACAAAACTTTGGTTACGAGGGAATACGCGATCGTCTGCGAACTTGCTCGGATCATTCAGGTTATACAGGCGGAGGCCCTCGATTTGGGCGTATACCGTTCGGCCGTCGGCCGGCTTGCGATCCTTGAGCCATTGAGGGCGGTTATCGACTGGAGGAGCATTATAGGCGTTTATGATTTCGGTAGCACGATTCCAGATCGCCTCGACGGGGAGATCGGCCGGGCATTGAGTGGCGACAGTCGATACGTCGCGATGACGGATCGGCCGATTTACCAGGCCCTGATCCCGGAGCCATGCGACAACGTGGGCGGAGTTTTCCAGGACTTGCGGATTATTGTATCCATTTCTCCAGTCCCCATGATGTTCCATAGAGATAGTTCGGAGGTTCGATTCCCAGTTACCATCACACCAGGCCGTATTCGCGAAATCGACACACTGCCAGGCGGCCACATCCGCGCGATCAGTAATGACGAGGTGCGAGCTCGCGCCGCGTGAGGCCTGATTAAATACCAGGACCGCCGATTCGGCCGATCCGACGACGTGATGATTCGAGTTACGACCATCCCGGCCGGCTCCAGGTCGTCCGACAGTAAAGTTATTCGGATGAGCTCCTCGCCATACGATGTTCGGTTTTGGTACGTTACCCATAATGTTTAGCCTCCATATTTATAGTCCTAGAATAGCACGACCGTTATCCCGGACGCCATTTACGATATCCCGTAAAAGTGGAATAACCCCTCGGGGAGGGGCGGGATTTGGATCCGTCTCAGTATCTGGATCCGGGTTAGGATTGGAGGGAGTAGTATTCGGCCCGGTTGCGGCCGGGCCAGGCGTTAAAGACGACGATTCTCCGGAATCAGAGGAGGCCAGAGGATTATCTGTTCCGGGTATAAATGCTCCGGTAGTGGGATCGATATTACATGACTCGATATCGGCGATGACAGTCTCTCGACGATTAGGATCCGCGAAATAGCGGGCGATACACTGGAGATATCGATTCGTTCGTTCCGATTCCGCTTTATTTTCCTCCTGGAGAGCCTTTATCGCGTCGCCCCGATCTCGGGACTGAGCTTTAAACTGCTCGAGGGCCTGGAACTGGAGGAATAACATTACCGCGATCGCGACGCCGATCAGTATCAGGAGGACCGTCGTCGAGCGGCGATACTTACGATCGGCCGATTCGATTTTCTGGATTAATTCCTGAGTAGTTAGATGATCGCTCATGATTTTACTTTACCATTTTCGCGATCTTTTAGTAGGGCCTGGAGGAGACGATTCGTTTTTTCCTGGGCGGTCGTCAGGAGTTTAAGCTGTGGGGATCCCTGAGCGAGTTCTTTAAGAGTCGCGTTTTGTTCCTTGAGGCTATCGCGTTCTGTACTGACCGCGATATTATCTTTTTCCAGGCGCGCGATAGTACCGTCTCGGAGCTCGATCTCTCGCGCCTGATACGCAATAATCGCGTCTCCCCGTTTGGACTTGAAATATCCCGCAGAACCACCAGCAATTCCGACGATGGCGAGGATAGTGCCAGCGAGTGCGAATAACTCCATTTTTTATCTGCTCCGATTTTCATTACTGCTCATACCCCTTATGTTACCAGATTTTATACTGGATTCTGATCGCCCGCTATTACATTTATTACGAATTCCGTCGAATTGTCTTTCGCCTCCTGGAGATAGTGAAACGGCTTATCAGGGCGGGATAAATCTCGGTCCCGGAGTTGGACCGCGAATTCCTCGAGCGATATCGGCCGCTCGGGATTGGTAAGAGAGAACGCCCGGATATACGGCTCAGGCTCGCCGTCGTCGATCTTGATCGATACGATCGTTCGGGTCGGATGTTTCGGATCCGGCTCGATGTTTATAATACGACATTTTAGATTTTGCGGTTTGTTCGGATTAGCCATGCTAGAACTCCCACTGACGCCCAGAATACAGACGTCCCTATTATGATAATGCGATACCCGTCTTTATCGAGTAGCCATGTAACTATCATAACCCAGGCTCCCCAGGCGGTCGCTATCAGGAGCCCCGCGACGAGTAGTATAGTAAGACTAAAAAGCCCTATTTCGATGAGTCGTTTTGTATTTTTTGTAGCCATAATTCTATCTCCTTACTTTCATTTTCATAGTTTACCACCTCCCGGAATCGAGCGGCCGCGCGTTCGCTCATCGACCTCATAGCGTCGCGATCATACGATAATCTCCGGATAATATTTTTTAATTCCCCGCGCGGGTATTTATCCATATCGACGAATGTTCCCGGGACCAGGAGATCCGAGGCGAGCTGATTCTCATACTGAGACGGACGAGCGATCAGGATCCGCCCCATAGCATAGGCATTGTGGATAATATGGCCGAATCCATCGCCGCCCGGTTTGGAATGGAATACGAACATCGCCTCGGCCATTTTATCGGCGAGCTCTTTCGGACCAGTCATATTACCGTCCGGATTCTGGCCGCCGAACGATCCCCATTTAAAATCATTCAGGAGCCGGCGTAGTTCGTCATAATCCCTCTGAGCCTGTGGATATTCGCGCATGACGTTTATAAACGAGTAGATCGTTTTCTCCTCGGGGATCGGAGCCGGCGCGAATATATCCAGATCGAATTCCTGGTGGTAAAAGATCGCATTCGCGGGCGTCATCTGAGGCGCGATCGACGCCAGGACGTTTTCGCCGGCGTATTGCCACATATCCCAGTTATTCCCCATCTGGATAATCAGTTTCGCCTCGGGATTATATTCGGCGATCAGTTTTTTAAATACGGGTACATGCTGAGGAATCGACGCTATAACGAAATCGAATTTATTCTCCTTGAAAAACTTGAGACGGGCGGCCTTGTGATAGCTCAGGCGGCCGGGATCGATAACGAACAGGGTATCCGCGCGCTCGTGATCCTCGGCTCCGATCCGGTCGATATCCTTGTGGATAACATTCAGGCGGGGAGTACCGTCGGCCGGATAATAGCCCTGGTGCATTCCCAGGAATTGCTCGGCCGTTTGGATATTGTCATTAATGGCCCAGAATCCCTCGTGATACCACTCCATCCCGATAGGACGATAGAGCTCCATTCCCAGGCGATCCTCGAATAGCATTACGAGCGATCGTAATAGGCTCGAATGATGGAAATCTACCAGGACCCGGCTCATGAGGCGACTCCCAGGATCTGACGGCCCCACAGGCCCAGGAGCGGCCGATCGTCCAGGCGAAATCCTTTCGGCGTCTCCTCTTTATAAAAAACTCGAGCTCCGACTTTGATCTCAGGATCCACGCCCTCGCCGACGGCGTAAACGATTCCCTCGTTCGGAGCCCCCTCTATTTCGGCGTCAGGGAGTAAAATACCGGCCTGAGCGGCGGCCTCCCGGCGTGAGTCGGACCGGGTTACTATTTCGATAATTACCCTACCTGGGAGCGGTTTTATTTTTGCCATTAGAACGTCCTTTCGTGCCGCGAGTTAAAGTTACGAATACGAGATAGCGATAAAGTCGCTCGAAATGATTCTTACACTCCTCGACCTTTTCCATCGCCCGGAGAGCTCGTTCGTCTCCCATAGTATACTCGAAATCCATTCCCTCCGGGCCAGGACTTACATATAGAACGTCGCTCATCCGAGGTAATTCTCCCATTCGGCGCGGATCTTGTGTTTTCCGAATAATTCGATCGCCCGTTTACGGCCGTACATCGATATCACTCGAGCCCGTTCCTTATCCTTGAGGAGGTTATCGATATGATCCCTGAGCTCGTGGATATTATCAGATACGAATCCTGAGACGCCGTTCTCGATGATATCCGGGACCTCGAATGTTTCCTGTTCGGTAAACATAGGGCCATTTCCCAGGCGGCGGCCGACTGATACGACCGGGATCCCCGTCATCATAGCCTCCATGAGTGTCAGCGTATACGACGCCGGGTAAGTGCCATGATACATATAGACGCGCGCGGTCCGGTAACGCTCGAGCTGTTCGTCGTTATTGAGCATTCCGCCCCAGTGGGCCCCGAGGTTCTCATTCATCGGACCATAGAATTTATGATGGAATCCCCGGCTCATCGCTACGAGGGCCTGGAATCCACAGAATGCGCCGCGACGCTTGAGATCCTGGGAGAAATTGATAGCGATCGGATCCTCGCCGGTCCATCCCTGGTATTCGTCCGGATCCTTATAGAATCGAATCATCGCGTCCTCGCCGATATTATCCTTGATCGTCATTTCCGCCGGCGAATAGCGAACGACTTCGAGTCCCCGCTTGCGCGCGTGAGCGAGCTCGCGTTCCCGGTCCGGTACTGACTGAC